CGCGCTATTCCGAACCGAGGCTCCGGATCGAGGGCTTGTTGGACAACGCGATGAGACATTCCCTGTGGGATCGCGTGCTCCCTCGAGAGATCCAGGATCAGATCCGCGTCGTGAAGACACCGACCGGATCGGACACCATCTCGCAGGATTCACAGATCGAGGGCATCGGTCACTCGTGGGGAGAGGGAATGCATAGCGTCTCGTTCCGCGTGTCTCCCTCCAACGCGACCGAACAATGGATCCTGGATGACACCACGTTCAGCGTTCTCGATTCGACAACGATTCTCGTGAGATAGGGGGACCGATGAGGCTCAAAACCGCGGAGACCGAGCAACGCTACCAAGGCCCCAGATATGGCGCGGAGGCGGTTCTCAACGTGTGGCTCACCAAGGGGCAGACTCCGCCGAACGTTCCGCGCTCTCAAGCGATCGCTCCCGCTCCGGTCGTGGAGGTCGTGGTGAACCACGGCCGGTGGCTCGTGGAGTGTCCGTTCTGTCCGAGCGCTCAAGTGGCGTCCGCCGGCGATCGGCGGTTCTTCTGTACGGACTGCGGCAACGCCGCGGTCGGCGGCGCGTTCGTGGCCACGGTGTGGCCGGCGGACCAAGCCGAGCTCGAGGAGGAGCTCGGTCTCCGGCTCCCGGAGAACGCGAATTGGCGTCCCCACGAATCGCTCGAGCTCATCCGATCGGAGAACGCGGCGCATGGGGTGGGTCACTAATGGCCTGGACCGCACCGAAGACATGGAGTGTTGGCGAGGTCGTCACCGCGGCGAATATGAACATCCATCTTCGGGACAATCTGCTCGCCGTTGGCCCGCATCTCATCGCTCGCAAACCATCCGATGAAACGGTTACCTCGTCTACGGTATTTCAAGCGGATGACCATTTGCTCGCGCCGGTCGGCGTCAACGAGGTGTGGTGGCTCCAATGGGTATTCATCGCCACCGGGGCCACCGCGGGAGACATGAAGGTTCAATGGACGTTTCCCTCGGCCGGGTTTGTGTCGTGGCAGACAATCGGGTTCAACGATGCCGGGACTCTCACCAACTCGGAGCAAGGAATCGGCACGTCCCCGACATCGCAGTTCACGTTGTTCCTGTTGGGAGCGACGACGCCGATCGTTCGCACCGTGGATATGTTCTACACCGGCGGGGCAAACGCCGGGAACGTCGCCGCCGAATGGGCACAGGTTACAAGCAGCGGAACCGCGACCACGATGAGGGCCAACTCGGCGTTGTGGGGGATGAAGCTCGCATGACCGAATTCATAACGGCTCGGTATCCAGAGAACGCGATGCCGAAGACCCAAGACCAAAAAGGCATGATGACGCGCGCTCGCGGGTTCCTGGATGGAGCGGGACGGCTCCGCGAGGCCGGCGGGGAGTTCGGTCCGTGGCTCACCGAGCCGGTGGTGTTGGACCGGATCGCCAAGCGCACCGGAGCGATGGGACTCGGACCCAAGCTCATCGTCCAACGCAAATCCAACCGGGATCAACTCTCCATCCGGGAGATCGCGGCGATCGTGGATCTCGGCGCGGCTCCGGAGCTCGAGAAGATCCACGCGGCGGTGTGGTCGGAGTTCGATGTCCGCTCCGGTGGACTGTACCTATGCCGGTTCATCGACGGGACTCACACCACGTCAAAGCACGGCTACCTCAAAGATGATCCGAACGGGTGGCGAGGAGCGGCGGAGGATATCTTCGTGATCGGCGCGGGGATGGCGGCGCTCGTTCAAGTGGCGGAGTTCATCGTCAACGGAACGAAAAAGAACGTGCTCGAGGCGGCGACGGTCATCGTGGACCGCAAGATTTGGACGCCGGCGATGGGCTGGCACGCATACACCGGCGTTCAGCATTTCCACGTTCACGTTGACGTGCTCGGCGGACATCCTTGCATGGGATGACGGATGAGTTCTCCCTCCGCGAGCTCACTCGGGCGTTCCTGGACTTCCGCTCCGAGACGCGGGAGGAGATCAAGTGGCTTCGCCGGCTACTAATTGGGACGCTAACATCCGCGGTCGCCGCTATCTTTCTCGCCACCGCGGTAGGGATCCTCGTCAAGTGACCGCGGATGGACGGCTCCGGCGTTGGGTTCTCTCGCTCACGGTTGTCGTGGTGTTCCTCGGGATCTTCGTGCCGGTGACGGTGATCTTGTATTTCCAGCGGTCGGCCACCGAGACCGAGCTCGAGCTCTCATGCGTGACGTTCCGCGCGAACATCGACCAGCTCGAGGCGCTCGAGGCGCTCGAGCATCGGCTCGGGATCCCGGTGGACTTCACCATCCCTCCGCTCCCCCCGGAGTGTCCATGAGCGAGGAGCGGTTCGTCGCCGGCGTGGCCGCGGTCATCATCGTCGCCGCGCTCATCGCGGTTGGCGTGAACACGCTCTCCTCGGCGTCCCCGGATCCGGGGAGGTGCACCAAGCTCGGGACTCCCGGTTCCGACGTGCTCGCTGGCACGGTCCGCAGAGACACCATCTGTGCGCTCCAAGGCAACGATTACCTCTCCGGAGACGCTCAGGCGGACAGGCTGTTCGGCGACACCGGCCGGGATACCCTCGTGGGGGGCAAGGGAGCCGACATCCTCAACGGCGGCAAGGGACGCGATCGGCTGTTCGCCGTGGACGGGAAGCCCACCGACGTTCTCAACGGCGGCTCGGGGCATGATCTGTGTTTCGCGGACCGCGGCGATGTCGTCAAAGGATGCGAACGGCCGTTTCGGGGAGTGTCGATCCGGATGGCGAACGAGATCTCCGAGGCGTTCAACGGCGGGCTCTCGCTCGCCGAGCTCCTGCTGTCCCCAACGCCGCCGGTGCCTATCCCCCCCGGACCGCCGGGACAGTCCGGGAAGACCTTCCCACCATGCACGCCACCACCGGCCACTCCACCACCGATCTGTTAGGAGGGATCCATGCGGAAGGTTTGGGAGTTCATCAAGTCTCGTCCCACGGAGGTTTGGCTCGGGCTGTGGGCCGCGGTCGTCGCCGCGGTCTACGGATCCGAGGCTCCCTCGTGGGTCGCCGGCGTCTCGGCGATCATCGGTTGGCTCGTGACGTTCATCGCGTCCCGGCCGTCCAATGATCTCGGACCGACGCCGAAGCCCACCGGATAGGCGAATTTCCGCTCAGGCTCGGCGGAGAGCGGTTTTCAGGCAGGGATCGGACCATCTAGCCACCGGGGGATCTCGGTGCGTTAGAATCGCTCACGGACGCTTCCGCGCGTCTCGGCAACGGCTCCTCCCACTCTCCTCTCCGGGATAGGGGGGGAGCCGTTCGCTATCCTCCCAAGGGTTGACATCCTCCCTCCGGCGTGGTTCGATTGCTCTCCGCTACGGAGAGGAGAGGTCGATGCAGATCATCGGCGAGGGACGGCTGCTGGTGGATGGAACGTTCGAGTCCGCCGAAAACGCCACCGGATGGAACGTCTCAGGCAAGCTCGAGCGCGGGCTTGGTGCATATGTGGAGCGATGGAACCGTTTCGCCTACGCGACGCTCTCGGTTGACCGCAGCAACCGCGATGAGGTGCTCGAGCGGTTGTTCGGTGTTCGATGATGAGATCCGCGCTGTACCGCATCGCTCGGCTCATGGGAGACGCCAACGCCGTTCGCCGTGGTCGAGTTGGCCGGCGTGTGGCGAACAAGATCATCGGCCGGCGCATCGTTCGGAAGCTCTGGCGATGAACCATCCCGCGAGGAGGAGACCAATGAAGCGAGCTCTTGTTGTGTTCGCGATCGCGTGCTCGATCCTGTTCGGATCGGTCGCGAGCGCGTCCGAGGTTCTCGACACCGACACCGGATACGGCCGTGCGGCCGTCTACGCGTGGTCGCGTGGTTACCACCGCATCGCGCTCTACGGCGAGTACCAAGGGTTTTCCGATGTCCGGCTCCGCGTCCATTGTGTCAACGGCTACACGCACGTTCACTCGTGGACGGACACCGGACCGCGTTTCCGTTTCGTCCGCACCGTGCCGGCGTATGTCCGTTGCAACTACGCTGCGTCGATCACCACCGGCAACGGCGGACGAGTGTTCCTCGGGATTGGAGCGTTCTAGGTGACCGTCCATCCGATCCGTCCGGTGCGGGACTTGATCTCGCTCGGTCCGCGTCAAGCTCAGATCCTCGGGCTCATCCTCGAGGCGGCTCAGGATGGTCGAGTGATCTCCGATCGCGAGCTCGCGGAGACGTGTGGGATCGGCGTTCCCACGGTCAAGACGCTCAACCGGCGTATCTGCTCCAAGTTCGGCGTCCGGAACAAGCCGGAGTTGGTTCTTCTGTTCTCGGAGGTTGATGCTCCATGAGGCGGCTCCTCCCGCTCGCGTTGCTCCTCGTTGCGTGGGGACCAGCAGACTCCGCTCCCGCGTACACCGTCCCCGTTCATGTGGTGGATGTCGTGGTCTCCACACTCCGGCCGGAACATCGTCCGATGTGGCGAGCGGCACGCGACGAGGCTCTCCGCGAGTGGGGGATCCCGTTCCGCGTCTCGAGGATGCCGGAGAGCGAGCTTTCCCACTTGTTTGACGACGACATCTACACCGTGGGTCTCGACGGGATCCTCATCCCCGATGCGATTCTGCTCGTTCGTAACCGGATGTCCTATCCAACTCAACGGGGAGGGTATTCGGCCACGGTCAACGGCGGAATCGCCGTTTTTACTCCGTGGGATCCGTGGTGGAAACCGTGGGGGGGAATGGCCGGGACCATCGCTCACGAGGTTGGCCACGCGCTCGGGTTCCAGCATGGCGGAACCGGCGTGATGGCGGGAGCCGACCATGTGAGCGATGAGGAGAGGGCTATGGCTCAGAGCTACTACGGGGAGGGATGATGGCCGGAGTGTGGTTCGCGTTGGCGTATGTGCTCGTTCTCGTGGTCGCGTTCTCCCTCGCGCGAACGTCCAAGCGTAGCGATGAGGAGGCCGAGCGGATGTTCGCCGAGCGAGAATTCCCGGTGAGCCGGCGGCTCCCGCTCTACGATTGGGCCGATCGGGGGGATTTCCGTGGATGATGAGTTGGCCGGCGTCCGCGAGGTACTCGACCACGAGCCGGACGAGCTCGAGCGGATCGGCAAAGCTCGAGACGACGCTCGCAAGCTTCTCCTCAATATGCTCCGCGCTCCGTGGTCGCGGATGACGCCGTTCGCGATCACCAACGCTTGCTCCTACCTCCTCCATCCGTCCAAATACGACGACCGCGTAGACGGATGCGCGTGCGGCCGATACAAAGACGGCCGGGAGACGACGGATCCAGGATGGGAGGAGTTGTGAGGTGGCTCCCCGGCGAGCTCGAGCGGCTCGAGGCACACCGCGCGGCGCACCGGTGTTCGGAGTGTCGGCGCGAGCTCGATGAGCATTGGCCGTCGTGCTCTCGAGCCGGTGCCGACGTTCGCCGGCGTTGGTCCGCGCGGCGCTCCCTCCGCGAGCTCCGGACCACAGAGAGGCTCCCATGAGCGCTCACACGCCGGGACCGTGGCTCGCCGATGCCCGCCTCATCGCCGCCGCTCCGGACCTACTGGCGGCGTTGGAGGAAGTGGACGCCGAAGCCGACTTCATCGCCTGGCCCGAGAACGTGAAGGCGCAAGCTCGCGCCGCTATCGCCAAGGCCAAGGGGGAGGCGTGATGGACACACCACATCTCACTCACGTCGAGAGGCTCGCTACCTCGAAATGGCTCGTCTCGTGTCTGTGTGGTTGGAGCGACGAGGCGAAGACCAAGACGGAGGCGATCAAGGCCGGCGAAAACCATTGGGCTCGGTTCCCGGTATGAGCGTCGAGCGAGGCTACGCGGAGCAAGCTCGCCAGTATCGGGAGACCGCGCGCGAGCTCGGCTGTATCTGTGGCGATCTCCCTCCCCACGTCCATCTCCTCGAGTGTCCGCTGTACCGGCCGGCTGAGGAGTGGCTCGAGGAGCTCTCCAAATCCCACGACGCGGATGAGGGTCGGCCGTGGATATAGCTCAAGATCCGCTGTTCGAGAACGACCCGCGCGCTCATGCTCGAGGCTCGGATCCGGCCACGTCTTACGCGGCGGCTACCCTGCTCGGTCCGCGTGCCGGCACGATGCGGCGTCGGCTCCTCGGTGTGTTCGCGTTCGCTCCGGCCACCGCGGAGGAGGCATCCGAGCGCGCAGGGTACGGTCCGGAGCACGGCGCGTGGAAGCGCGTCTCCGATCTCAAGCTCGCCGGTCTCATCCGACCCACAGGGGAGACCCGTTCCTCGGTGCGTGGACGCCAACAGGATGTTCTCGAGATCACCGCGTTGGGGAGGGAGCTCTTGTGATGACGCCGGAGTTCTCGGAAGCATGGACGGCGAAGCCGGGGGAAACGGTGTTTCTACGGCTTTCCGAGCCGATCTCGCGGGATGCGTTCGAGATGGCTCGCTCGATGTTGGATCAAATCACGGAGCGATCCGGGGTGTTCTTCGTGATCTTGGATCCGCGCGTGGAGGTCGTCAATCCGAAGACCGGGGAGACGGCGTGAACGTCGGGGAGCTCACACAAGAGATGCTCGGCGCGAAGGCTCGCATGGACGCCGCCGAGCTCGAACATCGCGAGCAAGTGGCGAATCTCGCTCGAGCCGATCGCGCGCTCCGGATCGCGGAGGCCACGGCGTATCTCGCCGCGTCCGGGACGGTCGGGGAGCGAGAGGCGCACATGAAGAAAGCCACCACCGAGGAGCGGTTCGCTCACAAGATGGCGGATGGGCTCGAACGGTCTGCGTTGGAAGCGATCCGGAACGCTCGGCAATATCTCTCCTCGTTGCAGTCACTCGCCGCGGCGCAACGCGAGGAGGCGCATCTCGCGCGTTACATGGACCGAGAGTTGGACTCGGCATGACGGACTTCCGAACCAAGGCCACGAGAGACGCGCTCCGTAAGCCGTTCGAGCCGGAGCAGATCGGAAAGCTCGAGGCCACCGCGAAGCGTCCGGAGCTCGATTTCGTCGGGCACGCGGCGGTCACGGACCGGCTCAACGCTCACGTCCCGGATTGGTCATACACCGTGGACGAGTTGTTCTCGGTGGGGAGCACGGTCTGGATCCGAGGAACCATGACCATCGGCGGGATCTCGCGTGTGGAGTACGGCGACGGCGACAATCCGAAAGAGGCGATTGGGAATTTCATCCGGCGAGCGGCGATGCGGTTCGGCGTCGCGATCGACCTTTGGAGCCGTCAAGAGCTCGAGGCGTCCGGAGAACCGGACACCGGCGCGGAGTTGGGGAAGGCTCCCGCCGGCCATAGGGGGGAGGGAGTTCCTCGGGGGAGTGGATGGGCTCCCTCCTCCCACCAATTCCCGGTGAATCCGATCCGGTGCGATCACAAGCTCGCATCCGGAGCATGGGTTCCGTGGATCCTGTTGACGGACAACAACTCGCCGAACCTCGGGAAAGAGGTTTGTCCCAAGTGCGGCACGCCGAAACTCACCGCGGTAGAGGGAACGATGGAAGATTTGGGGGCACCGTATGGGAGTGCTTAACCATCCAGGATCAAAGAGCGTTCCGCGTCAACCGTTGCCGGTGACGTGGACGGTGGGTTCGGCATCGACGCCATCGGGGGAGATCGTCATCCTCGAGTTTGAGACGCCGGCGGGAGAGTCAACCTACTTCATGCGTCCGGAGGAGGTGTTTCCTCTCGTGGAGAACCTTCGAGAGACCGCTCGACGGGCCAAGGGCAAACCTACTATCGTTGCTCCGGATCCGGAGGAGATTCGCCGGATCCTCGGAAACGGGAAACCCTAGGGGGAGCCATGAGCGCGGAGGCGAATTGTCCCTACTGTGGTGGACTCGTGAAGTTGGTCGGCGGCTCAAATGAGGCTCAAATCCCGGAGCAATCCGGCTCAAATGCAACCTCAAATGAGGCTCAAATCATTAGCTCAAATTCGAATCAATTGAGCGAAAGATCTAAGATCTACAACAAGGGCTACACCGAACCGTTCCTGGCTTTTTGGTCTGCCTACCCTCTACATCGAGCAAAAAGACAAGCGCAGTTGAGTTGGCTCAAATCGGTCGCTCGACTTAGCTCAATTCTCGGCTCAATTGAGGAAGCTCAATCCGTCATCCTGGCCGGCGCAATTCGGTACCGGGATGATCCGAACCGCGAGGGCGGCTACACGCGATACGCGGCGACGTGGCTCAACGGCGACGGATGGGAGGATGAGCCGCTCCCGACGCGGATATCCCCCAACGGCCGGAGCTCGATGTATGACCGGCTCGGGGTGCAGCCAACATGACCGACCGCAACGCCGCGCTCAAGCTCGCCGGCGATCTCGCCGTTTCCTACCCCGGTCGGAACGTGACCGAGGATCACGCTCGAGCATGGGCCGAGCTCCTCGAGCGCACCGAGCTCGACGTCGCCGCGGTGGCGGTCCGTCATCTCCGGGAGCGGAGCTCAGATCCTCCCTCGGTGGCTCAACTCGTCTCGGCGATCGCGGAGGTTCAACAGACCACCATGAGCCCGCGAGTGGAGCAAGCCGAGCTCGGGGAGGAGATGGATCCGGCGGACATCCGGAAGATGCTCGAGGCGCTCCGGTCCGTCCCCGGATGTCCGGAGTGCGGCGTTCCGCACATATCCCGGACGCATGACGAGCACATCGCTCGTTCCCTGGCGGCGGCTCGGCGTTTCCACATCACCAAGGCCGGCCGGCGATGACGAGATCCGAAAAGGTCAAGCTCGCGGATGCGTTGTTCTCGGCGCGGATCCGAGCTCGCGGAGTCTGTCAAGCGCAGGGCTTCACCGATCGCGCCGGCGGCGTGGAGTGTTGGGGAAGGTTCGAGTGCGCTCACGTCATCCGGCGGTGGAAGCGGAACGCGGTCCGGTGGGACGACGACAACGCCGCGTGTTTGTGCATGAGACACCATCTGTATTTCACGATGAACCGGCTCGAGGAGGATCGGTTCCACTCGTGGTTGCTCTCCCCGGAGCGGTTCTCCGAGCTCGAGCGGCGAGCAAACGATGTCTTCAACCGAGCCGATCTCGATGCGATCATCGCGCGGCTCCGGAGAGGAGAGGCAGCATGAAATACGCTTTGGTGGCGGTGCTCCTCGGTTCACCGCCGGCGGTGGCGGACCATCCTAGGGTCGATCGGTGTGCCGACCATCATCCGTGGGAGCGAGTGACCGAGCGCGCCGAGCTCGTGTGGTGTATCGCTCACGTCTTCGACAGTCCCGGAGCTCCCCGGCAAGCGGTGGCGACCGCGCGGTGTGAGAGCGGATCCGATCTCCAAGATGCTTACGGAGGCGATGGCCACATCGGGACGTTCCAACACATCACGTCTCGGTGGCATGACCGTTGGCGTACATGGGGAGCTCGGATCGGCGTGAAGGATTCGCCAACCAACGTGCTCTCTCAAGCGGTGGTCTCGGTCCGGATGGCGCGATCGCTCGGGACGTGGAATTCGTCGGCGGGATGGGCCGGATGCGCGTGAACGACTTCGAGAAGCTCCGGCGTCTCGCTCATGGTGACGCACACGAGAAGGCTGCAGTCTATCTCGCCGCCCTAGACCGCATAGAGGCCGAGCACCAGTACCTCAACGGCAAGTGGGATGACGCCGAAGACCGCTGCCCGCAATGCGGAACCGGCGTAAAGGCTTCGCCGTATGTTCGCCGCGCCGAGGCCGAGGTCGAGAGGCTGCGGGGGGAGTTGGTTGAGGCGAGCGCCGAGATTGTTCAGGGCGTAGCCGAGGTCGAGCGGCTGCAAGACACGGCAGACGACCTGCACGGACGGCTCATCCTGTCCGAGGCCGAGGTCGAGCGAGTCAAGAAGGTGCTAACGAAGGAACTGACCGACGCACTCGCTCAGCGTGACGAAGCGCGGGCCGAGGTCGAGCGGCTGCGGGCTCAGAGAGACGCGGCCAACGCCGCAGTCGAGAAGCTAACGAAGGCGCTCGAACGGGTCACCGGCCAAGCGCTCGACACCGAATCCCATCCATGAGATTCTCCCCCCACCACCTAGACGGGGGAGGCTCGTGTGCCTGGACTCACCGATGTCGGCGAAAACGCGGTTCTCGATGAGATCTACAACGCCGGCGCGGGGACGTTCCCGGCGGCGGATCCGTTCATCTCCCTCCACTCCGCCGATCCGGCCGACACCGGAGCCAACGAGCTCACCGGCGGCGGCTACGCTCGACAACAAGTAGCGTTCGGCGCGGCGGCGTCCGGGACACTCTCCAACAACGGCTCGATCACATGGAGCGTCCCGGCCGGCAACGTGGTCGCGTGGGGAGCGTGGGATGCGGTCTCCGCCGGAAACTGCTTCCAAGTGGGATGGTTCAATCCCTCCTCCGGCAAGGTCGTGGATCTCGCGGTGTGTCGCTCGGCCGACGTGACCGCGAACGACGTTCAGACCGTGGCTCACGGACTCGCCGCCGATGATCGCATCGTGTTCGAGGTCATCGAGGGTCTGTCCGTTCCGACCGGGCTCACCGCCGGCACGATTTACTTCGTGATCGCGACCGGGCTCACCACGGATGCGTTCCGTGTGGCTACCACTTCCGGTGGAGCGGCGGTCGACATCACCGCGGTCGGCTCGGCGATCTGGCGAAAGGTCGCGGTGACAAACTTCTCCGCCGCGGGCTCGTTTCAAGTCGCCGCCGGAGATCTCGACATCTTCGCGACGGAGTAGGAGATGCCGGTCGCGGATGTCGATCAACTAGCTACCAAGCTCCTCGATCTCGGTCTGTCGGCGCGCATGATGTCGCCGGCGTGGGACGGGACACGAGGCCGCATCCGTCAACCGGCGATGGGTCCGGACGGTCAACTCGTGGGATGGATGCTCCCCGGAAAAGGGCTCCTCCTCGACGGGTTGGACCGAAAAGCGGTGGGCATCGGCCGGGAGATCCCGTTCGTGTTCGATTACTCTCCGTGGGCTCGTCTTCGCGATCGGCTCGTTCGTGCCGGACGCTCGCTCCACGAGAGCGAGGTCGGAGCGATCACCACATATGACGGGATCATCAACGCTCGAGCCAACGGAAAGGCTCGAGATATCGCGTTCACCAAATCCTCGATCACCACCGCGGTCGGCTTTTGGTACGACACATGGCTGGCCGCCGGATCTCCCCCGGCGGGGACGTTCGATGCGGCCACCCCACCGACAGACCAGAGCCTCAATAGCGCAACGGTCGGAGCGCTCTCGGAGACCTACCTCGATCCCGGAGGTACCGATAAGAGCTACCTCCTAACGCTCGGGATGATGTGCTCCAACGCGCACAACATGGCGCTCCTCATCGACCGACACACGCAAGGGGGAAACTTCACGCTCACCGCGGCAACGTCCACCGTGGCGTCTCCGGAAACGACGGTCCGAGACTACGGTGGTGGGCTCGGTGCGGGAGCGGAGATCATCGCTCCGGTAACGGTTGCTCGAGCAACGCCGGGAGCCGGTACTTGGTCCCATACCTACCTCGACCAAGCCGGCGCATCGAGCACGACACAAGCGCTCGCGTTGCCGGCGACCGCGGATCCGATCAACCGGCTCGTGGCTCATATCGGAGTGGCGGCTCCGTTCATCGCTCTCGCATCCGGTGATTTCGGCGTGCGTCAAGTGTCGGCTTCTACTCGAGCGGCGACGGGGGACACCACCGGAGCGGCGGCTCTGTGCATCGTTCAACCGTTGGTGTGGATCCCATCGGTGGGAGCGGCAAACCTATGGGTCGAGCGCGATCTCCCATCCGATCTCTCCGGGTTGGTGGAGCTCGCCAACTCGTCTCTCGTCACCGGATGTCTGTCTCTGTTGATGTTCTCGAACCAGACAACGCTAGGGGTCATCAACGGATTCATCCGTTCGGCGCAGGGGTAGGAGATGGCGCTCCGCGTATACGGAGGAGCTCAGACCCTCCGCGCGGCGTCCGTGCTCATCGGCTTCCACGCAACGCGGATCTACGGACAGACCGCAACCAACAACGACCGCATCGACCTTTGGATGCGGACGACCGGCTTACAGAGATCCCTCAGACCGAACAACGATGGTCCCGGATGGACGGAGAACCGAACCGCAACGCCGGACACGGTGCGGCCGATCCCGTTCAAAGCGACCGCGGCAACGCTCACATCGCAAAGCACGTCCCGTCTTCGTCTACGTTCTCGAGCGGTTGGAATCCGGCTCACCGCCGGCCAAGGCAGGATTCGGCTCCGGTCTCGAGCGCTCGTTACGGCTCGAGCGGTCTCAACCGGCCGGATTCGGCTCCGCTCGAGAGCGATCGGTGGGCCGCTCCCCACGATCGGCCAATCCACGGCGAACCGTCTCCGGCTCCGTTCTCGGGCGGTTGGAGTGGCTCGGAGCGTCTCTGTGGGCCGTCTCCGGCTCCGGTCTCGAGCTCAGGGCATCGCTCAGAGGGTCGCCACAGGGCGAATCCGTCTCCGCTCGAGGGCTTTCGGTGCAGCCGGCGTCGTTCAAGCTCCCCCGGCCACAGGGCGAATCCGTCTTCGATCCAGAGCGATCGGCCGAGCTCAGATCATCGGCTCCGGCAGGGTCCGGCTCCGATCCAGGGCTCTTTCCACGGCTCGAGCCACGGCGAGTGGCCGGATTCGTCTCCGGAGCCGAGCTCAACCGTTCTCATCGTCCAACGGCGTTCCGGTGTGTCCCGCCGAGATCCTCGAGACGGCGATCCTCGGGGATATCGTGGTGGCCGGCACCGGAGGATCGCTCCTCGAGACGGTCTCGATCGGCGCTGTGGTGAGCTCGGCGACCGTTGGGACGGTTCAAGAGCTCGTCTCTGTAGGCACGGCGGAGGAGATCTGTCCATGAAGCTCAAAGTAGGGGACACCGCTCCCTCGATCTCGTTCGATATGAACGTGTCCACGGTCGGCGCAACCTCCGTGACGTTCCGTATGGAGAACGCCGCATCCGGCATCGTCAAGATCGCCGCCGGCACGGTGACGATGGACGACCAAGCCAACGGGATCGGCCACTACGATTGGCAAACGGCGGACACCGACACCAAAGGCCACTTCCGAGGAGAGGTTCGAGTGGTCTATGCATCAGGGAAGATCCAACGGTTCCCTCAAGAGGGTTGGCTCGAGGTAGACATCGAGGAAAACGCCGGATGAGCGCTCATTCTTTCGATTCGGTGAAGCGATTCCGGCTGTTGGAAGCGGAGATCTGAGCGATGGGATGGTGCCTAGTCTGTGGTGGAGGGACACCGGGGGGGGCATCGGTCTGTGCTAGGCACGGAGGCCGGCCATCCAGCCGACACTACGGAGCCCAACACCAAGAGCATCGGCGTCTCCTCATCCATCCAGACACTCGGTGTGTGCTCTGTGGCCGGCTCGCCACACCGAGCGATCCACTCGAGCTCGACCATCGAGTAGCGGTCGCCGTAGGAGGAGGGGACGGGATCGCCAACAAGAGGCCGATCCACCGGAGCGAAAACCGCAAACTCGGCGGTCAACTCGGCGTGATGATGAAGCGGCGGAGGGGCGGCGCAAAACTCTCGAATCCCCCGCGCAGAAACCTCTCGCGCGGGTTCGGGAGGAATTCCGCGTGAGCCGTCCCGCAACGCCGTTCTCTGCCCGGAAATGGTCGTGGAACCTCCGATCCTTCCGCGTCATGTGCGGATATCTGCGGACCGAGGATGGGAAGCCGCTCAAGATCCACCGTTTCCAGGCGTTGATCCTGGCGGCGGTGTTCGCCGGCGTCGTGGAGCTCGTGGTCATCCTGCCGAAGAAGAACGGGAAGACGACGCTGCTCGCCGCGCTCGCGTTGTTCCATCTTTTGTGCGTGGCCGATGCGGAGGCGGTCATCGGCGCGAGCTCGAGAGACCAGGCCACCATCCTGTTTAACCAGGCGGTCGGGTTGGTCCGCAGATCCGGGTTGGATTGGACGTTCAAGATCAAGACCGGCTACCGGGAGATCCGGTGCAACGGTGGCCGGCTCCGCGTGCTCGCCGCCGATGCGGCAACCGCGGACGGCGTTATCCCCACGCTCGCGCTCGTGGACGAGCTCCACAGGCACGCATCCGGCGAGCTCTACGCGGTGTTTCGCGACGGGCTCGGACCGCGGGACGGGCAGATGGTGACGATCTCCACCGCCGGATACGACGAATCTTCGCCGCTCGGGGAGCTCCGGGCCAACGCTCACGCGCTCCCGTCGTTCCGCCGAACCGGGATGATGAACCACGCCGCGTCCCCGGATGGCTCGTTCGAGATGTTCGAGTGGTGCCTCCTCGAGGATGACGACATCAACGATCTCTCCCTCGTGGAGCGCGCGAATCCGGCTCCTTGGCAGAACCGCAAAGCGCTCCGGCGTAGGCACGATTCTCCCTCGATGAAGCCGGCGATTTGGGCTCGGTTCGCGTGCGGGATCTGGACGTTCGGCGAGACGCCGTGGCTCGAGCCGGCCGAATGGGACGCGCTCCGCACCGACATCGGCGGGGTGGAGGCCGGGGATGAGGTGTGGATCCACGCATCGGTGACGGTCACCGATGGGTTCGTGGCGATCGCTTCCCCCCGTCCGGAGGGTCAAGTGGTGGTGACCGCGGTCGCCGGCGAGTGGTCTCAAGCCGACACCGAGCGCGTCATCCTCGAGCTCGCGGAGGTGTACGACATCCAAGAGGTCTCCGGCGACCGCGCGGAGTTCGGACGCTCGCTCACGCTCCTCGAGGATGCCGGGATGCCGATCGAGATCTCCCCCCACTCCGCGGAGCGGATCTCCGTCGTCTCGAGCACGATGTATCGGATGGTCCGTGCCGGCGAGCTCCACCACGACGGATCGGTGCCGCTACGCGAGCACGTTCTCCGTGGGGTCACCAAAGACACCGAGCGCGGATGGCGGTTCGTGAAAACTCCCCGGTCTCGAGGGCTCATCGCGGCGGCGTTCGCGGTTCACCGAGCCACCGAGACTCCCCCGGAGATGCCGGAGGTTGTGGCCATATGAGCTTCGCGGATTGGTGGTTCGGGAAGGTTCTCGGCGTCGAGCGGCACGCGATCGACAAGATGAAGCTTTGGGGCACAGGGCAGGATATCGGCGATCCGGTGTTCGCCGGCGTCGATGTCTCACAGAGCTCGGCGCTCAGGCTCTCGGTGGTGTATCGGTGTATCGGGATCATCTCCGAGACGCTCGCCGGTCTGCCGGCCGATATCGTCCGGAAGGTCGGGGAGGTTCGCGAGAGCGTCGAGCGTCAACCGGCGTGGGTCTCTCAACCGAATCCCGAAACGAATTGGTACGAATATGCCGAGCGCGTCGGCGAGTCTCTCCTCATGGACGGGAACGCTTTCATCCTCATCACGTCGCGAGATGCTCTCGGATTCCCGCGTGAGTTGTGGACGCTCAATCCTCAAGATGTCGTGGTCGAGAAGAAACGCGGCGTCATCCAATTCGTGTGGGGTGGCGACACCGTGCTCTCGAGGTTCGGTCCGGACAACGCCGCCGGAGATGTGTTGCACATCAAGCTCCGATCCGGGGGAGGGCTCCGCGGGCTCTCGCCGATCGGGCTCGCGCGCCAAGCGCTCGGACTGTCGATGGTCACCGAGAAATTCGGCGCGGAGTTCTTCGGCCGCGGCCAACAGATGTCCGGCGTGATCGAGATGCCGGCGGAGGTCAAATCCTCCAAGGAACACATCGAGCTCATCCGCGCGTCGTGGGAGCAAGCTCACTCCGGATCGGACCGCGCGCACCGTCCCGCGGTCATCACCGGGGGAGCGAAATGGCAGGGGATCACCATCCCCCCGGAGGACGCTCAGTTCCTCGAGACGCGGAAATTCCAGGTCGAGGACATCGCAACGCGGTTCTACGGCGTGCCGGCGCACATGGTCGGGCTCGAGGAGAAGAACACGAGTTGGGGATCCGGGATCGAGGCGATGACGCGAGGGTTCTTCCAAACCACGATGCTCCCCCACTTCATCCGGTTCGAGACCGCTCACTCCGGGCTCCTCCCGCGCGGACAGTTCCTCCGGCTCAACCAACGGGCGTTGCTCCGCGCGGACTCCAAAACCGAATCTGACATCCTGCTCGCGAACCTCCTCAACGGCGTTCTCAATTTCGATGACGTTCGCGCCAAGTACGACATCGAGCCGCGTCCCGGCGGGAACCGCTACATGGTCCCGCTCAATATGCAGATCCTCGAGGCGAACGGGAAACCGCCGGGACCGGCTCCCGTTCCCGAACAACTCCAACCGTCGCCGAACGGGTCATCCAACGGACAGGGAGGGACAGATGAAGCGGTCGTTGATTGAGTTCTCGACGTTCGGCGCGGAGCTCTCCAAGCTCGAGCTCCACGGTTCCGGGGACAAACGGACGATGGTTGGATATGCATCCGCGTTCAACTTCCCTATCCCCGGAACGATGGGAGAGAAGATCTTCATCCGGCCGGGAGCGTATGCGAAGACGCTCAAAGAGAACGGTCCGAACATCCAAGTTCTCTACCACCACGGACAGGATCCACAGATAGGATCCAAGCCGCTCGGCGTTCCCTCGGTCATGCATGAGGATCGGACCGGACTGTGGACGGAGACGCCGCTCGCTCCCACGTCATACAACGAGGAGATGGTCATCCCGCTGCTGGCGTCCGGCGCGCTCCGCTCGATGTCCGTCGCGATCGCGCCGATGGACCGCGTGTGGAACGACGACCACACGGAGGTCGAGTACCGGCAACTCGCGCTCGCGGAGTTCGGGCCAACGCCGTTCCCGCGGAACCTCGGAGCCACCGCGGCGCTCCACGCATACGACTTGTCCGAGCTCGAGCTCCATTGGGACGGAGCCGCGGCGCTCCGGTCGTGCTCGAGCGCGGCGGAGTTCCGACAGATCGCGTTCGAGCGGAACAACGATTCGGATCCGGACACCGCCGCTCATTGGACGCTCCCCCACCATCCATCCCCCGGAGCCGATGCCGATCCGGCCGGCGTTGCGGCGGCGCTCGCCGCGCTCTCCGGAGCACGCGGAGGCCAACCGGACTTGAAACAGTCCGTGGAGTCTGTTAGAAGCCATCTCGAGGGACATCGCTCAGAGGCCGATTCATCGGACTCGCACGGCCGCTCACGCACCGTGGATGCCGACCGGATCACCGAGAGCATCGAGAACGAGAGGCACCGCGAGAGGGTCTCCAAGGATCTCGAGCGGCAAGCCGATCGCATCCATGCTTTAGGAGGTTAAGGTTGGCTACCATGCTCGAGCTCGTCAAAGAGCTCCACGAGAAGCGGCTCCGCGCGGTGGAGTCACTCCGCGAACATCACTCGGCCGTCGAGGCCGGCACCGATGAGAACGGAGAGCATCAGCAGACCGCGGACCGCATCAACAAAGAGATCGACGAGATG